ATATGAGCAACTTGCAGGGGTTGGTATAATATAAGTAGTCAACGTTGTTCTTATGACACGCCTCGTTGACTGACAACACTAAATAGCGATGCGGTAAATGGAGGGTGGTTGGTTATGAGTGATTTCTATGTTCAATGTGAACAATGGCATACTGCGGATAAGTTCCGTGAACACCTAGCCAAGCACTCTCCGCTTGTCGCACCATGGGTCGAGGGTGTCGTAATACACCACACATGGAGACCTGAAGTCAGACATTGGCGAGGACGAACGACGTTCGATGGTATCGTGAATTACTACAAAGCAAAAGTACCGAAATGGAACTCTGCACCACACTTGTTCATCGTTGATGGTTCACCAGACCCAAAGAACGATGGGATATGGCAGATGACCCCACTGAACATCATGGGGACACATGCAGGTGCATGGAATCGAACGCATTGGGGAATCGAAGTAGTAGGGAATTACGATGCAAGTCATTGGACACCACGAACCAAAGAGTTGGTGTACGACGCTGTCCTAATTCTCTTTGCATGGCGCAATATTCAGGTGACACGGCAATCCGTTGTAGGACATCGTGAGACTGGTTCAAGAAAGTCATGCCCTGGGAAATTGATAAATATGAACACGGTTCGCAGTGAATTACAGCAGAGACAGGGAGGAAACAGGAATGTCACCAAGTGATTTATCATCGTTAGAAGTCGCATTGACACGAGTTGAAGCAACCATCGTTGGCAGAATCGACGACTTGGTTCGCAGAGTAGATGGTTTTGAGAAGAAGATAGACAAGCACCAATATCAGATTAATGAACTTGAAAAAGAAGTCTATCTATGGAAGCGGATTGCCGCAATCGTTGGGATTATCTTCCCATTATTCCTCAAATACATGGTGCCATAATGAACGACATCTACTACACATTAACAGGGTGTTTGATACTACTCGTGGTATCACTCATTATGATGATACCGATTGCGTTGGTAGTATTGGTCGCAACGAAACTAGCAGGAGGATGGTAATGGAAGCACGTAAGGAATGGTACAAGAGTCGAACGATTTGGATTAACATCATCAGTCTAGTCATCATGGTGATTACCACTATGGCAGGGTGGACTGAGTTCCAAGGCTATGCACCTGAAATGTTGGCAGTCGTCAACACACTGAACATCATCATCAGATTCTTAACATCAGAGGGGATTAAGTAGAATGCCACCACAGAAACAAAACAACAAGTGGCGTTTCTGTGTACGTGATTCCAATAATCGCACCAAGTGGCTATCCTTTTCGTCATATGATGAATGTCATATGGAATGGTCAAAGTACATCAACCGTAGAACCAAAGAAGCGGTTGACGCTGTTGAAATACCAATCATCGAACAGGAAGAGTCCATAGACGACTTATGGGATAACGCATACAGACACACGAAAGAACGCAGGAAAGATACACCACAGATACTGATACCGAACGAACCATTCGCAATCGCATTCCTGTCTGACTTGCATATCGGTTCAAGTGGTACGGACTATGTATCACTTCGCAGAGATGCAGAAACAGTCAGGGACACAGAGGGAATGTACGCTGTGTTTCATGGTGATGGTATCGACAATTGGATAATACCGAAGATGCAGGGACTTCAACGAGGACAGGCGATGCCATTCGATGATGAACTTGCATTATTTAAAGCATGGATTACCACGCTGAGTAGTAAGTTACTCGTTGTGGTAGCAGGAAACCACGACAATTGGACAACCAAGTTATCAGGGTTCGACTGGTTGAAGTCGATTACACCCACACACGCATTGTACGACCCACAGCAGATTACATTCGATGTACGCTTTGGTGACAACACGGTTCGCATCTGTGTACGACATAAATGGCGTGGTAACTCTATCTTGAATCCAACACACGCAATCGAACGTGGTGCGAGGGACATTGACGCTGACATATACGTTGGTGGTCATACCCACATTGGTACACTATTCCGTTCGTTCGTGGTTCGTGATAAGGACAGGATTGCCGTATTGACAGGGACGTACAAAACATCAGATGCGTTCGGTCGTGAAATCGGTGTCCCTGATTCGATGCACCGTGGTTGTGGTGCTGTCGTGTTTGATACTGATGGGTCGATGACGTGGATTCGCAATCTTGAAGAAGCATCACGATACCTAAAATTCAAGCGACAGGAGTACTACAATGGGTAAAGGAAAGACACTTCCCAATACAGAGAAACCACGTTCGACTGCACCCAAAGGAACGAGGACGTCAGGGAATCGCAACGTATCACGGTATATCGACACCAAAACAGGTGAGTTCAAAGAGGGTGTCAGTCAGCAGGTTCGTGACAATCCTGAATCACTTGAAGCATACCGAACATGGATGAAAGTCAAAGGAATCAAGAAAGCGTTTATTGCGACGTTCTCGGAATGTGGCAATATGAGCATCGCTTGTAACATCGTTGGCATACACCCAATGACTGTGTACGGTTGGTTGCGGACGGATGAAGCGTTCCAAGAAGATTACAACGTTGCTGTTGACTTCGCAATATCGACGCTTGAAATGGAAGCACGGCGACGTGCACTTGAGGGTTCAGATAGATTACTTGAATTCCTCTTAAAGAGTCTAAAACCAGAGGTGTATCGTGAACGATATGAAATCAAGCAGGAAGTATCAGCAGACTATGTCATCGACATCAGTCCTCCCAAACTCGAGCAAAGTCAAGACGTTATCGCATCCGCAATTGACGTTACCCCAACGGATGTTTCTCGAGAGTAGTGCAGAGTACAGATTATTTAGAGCAGGTCGTGGTGCAGGTAAGTCGTATGCAGGTTCACTACTCTGTTTGATGCAACCACCGAACACCACAGGAATTGTAATGGCACCGACCTACGGAATGCTTCGTGATGGTGCGATGAAGATTATCCTCGAAATCGCACATAGAGCAAGTATCATCGTGGATTGGAATAAAACAGAGGGTGAATTGGTTCTGTTGGGGAATCGCATCATCAAGTTCAGAAGCGTTGACAACGTGAACCGAATCCGTGGTAACTCTGTTGGGTGGTTGTACTTCGATGAAATGTGTTACATGTCACCTGAAGTGTGGACTGTTGCACTTGGTGCACGTCGTCAATTCCCTATGAAAGTTTGGGCAACGACAACACCGAACGGAAAGGACTTTGTGTACGACATATGGAACACAGATGACCCATCGTTCGCAATCTTTGGCAGTTCAAGTGCAGATAACGTGTTTGCACCAAAAGGATTCGTCAAAGCACTTCGCAGTCAGATGACAGAAGAACAATGGCGACAGGAGGGGTTAGGAGAAATCATAGACCCATCAGGTGCGATGTTCAACAGAGCATGGTTGAAGTACATCGAGGAACACGAAATACCAAAGAAACTTACATGGTACAGGTATTGGGATTTGGCGATGACAACCAAAGCATCATCTGACTATACAGCAAGTGCGAAAGTCGCAATTGACGAGCAAGGTACAATGTATGTAGGGGACATTATTCAGATTAAGGCTGAATATCCTGAAGTGCGAAAGTTGATAATCGAAACCGCTTTACAAGAACCTGACGTGATTGTTGGCATTGAAGAAGCGGTAAGTGGTTATGCGGCTATCCAAGAAATACGACGTGTACCTGAATTGTCAAGCACTACAATTCGTGGTGTAAGTGTTGATAAGGATAAGATGAGCAGGGCTATGCCGTGGGCTAGTCGAGCGGAAAGTGGTCAAGTCAAACTGAAATACGCAAAGTGGAATCGAATGTTTCTTGACGAGGTCGCATTCTTTCCAAAAGGAGAACATGACGATATGGTAGATGCTGTATCAGGTGCTTTGCAGATGATTAGCAAGCGCAAATTAGATTGGGTGGTGTTCTAATGCCAATTGAAACATTACCATCATTTATGGATGGACTTCGCACAACCGACAAGTTAGGTGGTACTTGGGATGCATACTGTCGTGTCCCTACGTTGTATCGTTCAGTCAACTTGCGTGCTGATGCGATTAGTTCTGTCCCATACCGAATCGAACGTCGCAATCGAACCGTTGATTGGATGTTCGCAACCACGTTGCCTGAACTGATGCGTAACACCGAAATATCCCTGTTGCTTACAGGTGCTGCTTTTTGGTTGCGTATCATGAAAGGAAACGTGCTCATTGGGTTTCAGGTGTTGAATCCGTACACGGTGCAGGTTGATATTGACCAAAAGAACATCAACCCATTGAACCCTGTGCAATCCATGACGTTTACACAGACCATCAACGGACAGAAAGTAGGGAAGTGGACTGCTGAGGAAATCATCTACTTTCGTGAAATGTCGTTTAGCGATGAAGTTCGACACGGATT